TTAATCATTTTCATATACCCATACAAGCTCAATGGTCATACCAAGATTATCTATGTCGCAATCATAGACATTATCAAGATAAAGTTGGAACTCCTTCAGAGCACCAATATCTCCACCGTTAATACCTTTCAAGACACATACACCATCCCTACTGATTACACTCCCTTCAATGAGGTTAGTATACGAATCTCCTTTATATAGTACAGCACGCAAATTTATCGAACCGTTGTCCAAATCGTTCTTTAGTCTATCCAGTCCATTAACTGTAAGTTTACCGTAACCTCTTCTACCAATATACTTGTTATCTATGTCAGTCGTCTTGATTGCAATCAAATCCCAATATGAATTTTTATCAACACCTGGGTGATGAATACTGTTGACAGTAACCATAGTATCACTATTAATAGAAACTCCAGTATTAGGAATAGCCTTAGTCATATTGATATATGCTCCGACCTCTGCAACCCCACTTTCTGAACCATACTTGATACTACGCATTCCTTCATCATCTGCTATCCTATAAGCACCGCTTTGTACACACCTCATAGCAAGCTGGTTATTCCATTCCAAAACTGGATTCATCGTTCTTACCTTCTGTAACATTTGATTGAACACAAAACTCTTCAATCCCTCTATTTGCTGGTTAAGTTCCGGAACATTACTTTCCTTTCTGGTATATCGAACACCATCAAAGTAGACGTAATTACAGCATAAGACACGATTCAATAATTCAGCAAACCACACAGGGCATCCCATCCCATTTCCAAGCGTGAATAATACTGTTGTATATTCGTGGCTGAATAGCTCAACAATATCCTCATCAGAGGTCACGAACTGCTCATTATCCACACCGAACGTCCATCCGTTATCTTTGAAACCACCAGGAACGCGAAAATCAAAAAAGTATTGCATCCCATCTATCCACCAGACAGCATCAAGACGCTGCTTATTATCTTTCATTGAATACTGAATAAGGCTGGTTTCTGATAACTCACATTCATCGTCCGTAACTTTAAAAATCTCACTCGTATTCCCATTAACTGTTACAGTATAGTATCCACATGGAAGCAATGAAATGTTATAGAAATAAAGAATCTTATCATCATTCATCTTCCATGAGCTTAATGATACAGGTGTAGATATATTACTTAAAAGATTATTAATGTAAACTATAGGCTCCTGCTCTTTGGCTGTCAAAATCAATTCAACAAAAATCCTGTCTGTACGTGCGAATAATTGCACATATTTACTCTTCGCTCCAAATTTATCGGTAGACGGAGAAAAAAACAGTGGGGTAAACGGACTTATAATCATATTCTAGGCTTTTGTTATTGAACGGACAAATAAATCATACTTCACTCCCTCGTTTCTCTCAACTGTACTACTCACCTCTTTGATGTAACCTTCGTAAACAAGGCCACCTTTTTGAATCTTAATCGTTCCATCATCTGTTTGTGGAATATCCTCATCAAAGGTTGTAAATGAAACATCTCCACAAGTGACCAAATGCTCTTCAAGTATAAAGTCATCAGTTAATTTCACATCATTGACTATAACATTGCTATTCCCATCCGAAGAAGCATAATGAAGAGAATCAGCGAACATGCCAATATACTTAGCATTAGCTTTCAACATAGCTTTCTGCCAATACATAACATTAAACATTGCATCAGGATTTAGAACACCTGCAATCTTCCAATCCGCATTCCTTTCTAGTACATATTCCGCTTTCCCAATAACCTTATTATAAGCGAGCATTGCGCCAACGATAAACACATCATTATCACTTTCGTTATCAGTAGAACTACTTCCCCTTTTCTGTGACACGATTTCCAAGCCATAAGCATCTGCACGATAAGGGCTCACTAACTCTAGTGTATTATCTGTTACTTGCAATCCAGTAGTATATTCAGCAGTAAATCGAAATTCATCACGACCATTCAAGCATTCATAATCAACTTTATCATAACCAACTTTAACTCGTGCATATATCCTAGAACTGTCTACTTTAAATTGAAAATCTGAAATGTTTCTTGATATATTCTTATTACCATTAAAAGTAAATAAGCTGTCACGATGGACAAACTTTACAATATCCCCCTCAATCCTCTGAACAAAGCCAAAACAGGCTTCCATCCAGTCTACAAACTTCGTATATGAGGTATATAATTTAGCAGACAATATCCCACGAATACTTTCGGCAGCCAAAATAAGGCAATTGTCCAACCGATTGTCTACACCGGAAGCTATCTCGCCTTTTATACCCTCTTTACCACCATTCATACTTTTGAGCAAACTATTCAGAACAGTAATAGGTTTTACCACATCTATATTGATAGGTGATGCTATTGAAGTCCATTTTATCTGTAGTGAATATTTAGAAAAATACACCTTTCCAGGTCCGTTAACATTCATATTACCTATCGGATCATGTATGACAAATTGAAGACATTCACCATCTTGAAGGTCTATTGCATAAACATCCCGATATTGTTCGGGTCTATAAGTGTCTTTTTCTGTTGTATGTGTATTTCCTGAATAATCGGTATTTATCCAACTCGCAATAGTGCTTGTGGTACCGTTCCCATCAACTTTAGCAAGTGTCAACATTACATCTCCTCTGCCTAAATAAAAGTTGAATTCGGGAGTTATATATACCTTGACTGGTTTATGCGCCCTTAAAAAAGCAGGTACAGAAGTATCTAAAGTCACAGAATTTATTTCTACAGGACTATCTGATTCTGGTAAGTCTTTTTCTACGACTTCCAATGGAAGAGACTGGAATATAGTTTTTCCTGTTATATCTCTTGAGAAATCAACATATTGCCCTCCATCTTCTAAAGAGTATCCACCACATATATAGTTCGCGTAGTAATTAAACGGTAGTCTATCATAATAAAGCTGATATGTATCTTTTATCTCATCTACCGAATATTCGTACTGCGTTCCTTTGTTAGCCTTTATGATATTAGCGACACTATCATCTATCGAATTAATAGAAACAGTATTTCCATCATAGGTCAATGAACCGAAATCCAGTCGGCAACTGAAGAATTCTTCATAAGTATGAGAATTAGTTATAGTATAAACAGTGATACTAGCATTAGAAGCTAGGTATTTGCTCAAATACTCCTCCAATATGAGATCATAGGCTTCTCCCACAAACTGGAATTTTGAAGTAAAGGTTCTAGTTATTCCTTCAAGTCCGGAGCGTTTACGGGAAAACTTTATTTCATCCCAATTCTGAATACAAGATTTGGGAATATCATAGGAAATACTATCAACGGTAAGTACATATTTACAAAGCATTTTAACTCCTTTTGAACGTTCACGAGCAAATATATAGAAAAAGCCAACCGGTTTTCCGATTGGCTAAATTCTTGAAAATCACGCATTACAAAACACAGATGTAAGCATCAGATTTTAAGCATATTACGAAATTATCTAGTAAAAATAGAATTTATAAGGTAACCGGAATCAACTTAAAAACTATGTATCAATATAGTCTTTATATAAGATTTTATTCACTTTCAACTTATAAACGTTATTAGGATCATAATCCATCTTAAAATACTGAACTCCTTCTCCTAAAATTTGCATTATATTCTTTACATTACTTTCAACGCATCTATAACCGAAATAAATCGCTTCAATCATAGAGTTCTTATCAAGAGGAATTTGAAGATGATCATCTTTACAGCTTGGGTCATAACTAATTAATCTTATTTCATTTTCATATTTCCATTCTGTAGATTTCCATATAAACAAACTATTTGTATCTTTCTTTTTAGTTAAAATATCACATTTCTCATTTTTAGAGAGATAATGCACCCTCTTTAAATATTTATGAGAATAACCATTACCCTGAGCCTGTTTTATAAATACCGTTGAAAGTTTATATCTAATACAAAAACCTTTATGAGCATCAGCATAATGAGACCACATGACCACCTTTCTTATTAGGTTATTATCTAAACTTAATTTTTTATTTCCGACAAAACTTCTAATTTTAAAATATTGAAAAGAGTCACTGAAAGGCTTTATATGAGCATTATTTTTACAAATTCTATTCAAATTACTTTCACTTGACCACAAAAGAAATAGACTATCAAAGGGGTCATTCATTTTAGAAGGATGACACACTGTTATAGTATTTGATATTAAATCAGACAAAGAATAAATACTCACACTTCTAAATGAATAAACAATTCCTGACTTTACACCGTCAAAATCAGACTTTAATTGGATAGAATAATACTGTGACTTTATGTAAAATTCAGTCGCTTTATCTTGTTCACCTAGGATTGCATATATTTCTCCTGCAGCTCTATAAACATATGCTTGCAAAGAAGGGAAAAAAGTTCCCAACTCACACTTTAAATCATTTTCATCATACGCTTCAATCATATGAATAGAAGTATTAATTTCTATCATTGCGTTAGATAAATCTTGCTTATCCAAATACACACGTGCTTTCAAATAATGTGCCTGATAACAATCTATATCATCCAACCTAGAAAAATACTCTTCTTGCGTTATTTTAGAACCATAAAATTCATTAGCAAGTACCTCCAATTCATTTGTGGTTATTATTTTTTCATCCATTATAGTTTATAAAAAAATTATTCAAAATTAAATATTCAAACATAATATATTTTCGTGATATTATAAAGTTAATTCTCTAATAAGTCACACTATTAATATTTGAATTCTTGAAGTAGCATTTTCCGACCAGAAGAAATACGACTTCTTACAGTTCCAACAGGAATGTTCAGGATTTCACTTATCTCATCATAAGAATACCCACTAGCATAATACATCACACTATCAATACAACGAGATTTTTTAGCACACCGTTGTATTGTAGAAACCAAATCATCAAACAGTATTGAATGAGCTGTACAGTTAGAAATGGCACTTCCGTCTACCATATCAAGCCCTGTAAAATGTATAAGGGAATTTCTATTGTATCTTATTATATAAGTATTCCTCATTATAATAAGACACCACGGTTGAAGTGGTTTAGAACAATCAAATTTATCACGATTCACAAGTAGCTTATAAACTGTATCACCGGCTAAGTCTTCAGCATCTTGCATGGAACAGCAGAATTTTCTTGCCACCTTTAATATCCAAGGATATATTTCTGATAATTCCTTTTCAAAGTCCATTGTCAGCCCTCCTTATTAGGTGTATCTTCGGTTCGCCATTAATGCACCTTTCCACATATTTCCGGTGCATGATACTTTGTTCGTGCATTTCCTTAGCAGAACGCTCGATTGAACTAATAAGAGTGCCTATATCGGGGGGCAATAAGGCAATCATTTTTTTTACCTCGGACACTTCTGCCGTTATCCGATTACACTTCGTCTCTAATGTACGTAATTCTGACAATAAAACATTGTATAAATGCCTATTTATACAATGGATGCTGTTTTTTCTATTCATAAAAAAGTCGTTTGTGATTCTAAAGGAGATGTACAAACGACTGTATGAAATAATTCGCTTTAATTAAAAATTAATCGAATTACAGCATATATGTAATACCAATATTATCATGTGCTTCTTTTTCTGATCGATATTTCAACATCAGCTTGATGAACGATATTCGCATAGACAGCAGCATTAATTACGCGGGAATCAATACTCATTTTAAAGAATGTCATTAGAAAAGCAATCTCAGCATCAAAAGAAGAACGAATTTGTTCAGGAGTAGCCTTACTTCCTTTATGTTCCTCACTGCGTCTTTCCTCATTCCGTTTTTGCTCAAAAATTGCAGAATGAAGTAAATAATCAATCTTCGATATTACTTGTTCATCACTCATATTTCGGGTATCTACATTTAGCTGGTCCAATACCTGACGAACATCATCATAAAAGCCAAGAGAAACAAGAGCCTGACAAATACGAAGACTCAATAGTTTGGCACGTTCTTTCAGCATATCCTCTTTGTCCATTACCATAGCCTTCATATTTGAAGGGTTAACAATACTTCTGTATTCGACAAGTAATTTAGACGCTATTTCTTTAAGCGTGCTTTCGGACATAGATTTGCAGTCCGAAAGCAAACAAGCATAGTTTCCGCATGAAAGTTCAATGAAATCACTCAATGTTATCTGATTTAATCTTTCAATCATAGTTATTTCAGTTTAGATAACTTATACAGTTCAAATTCACGGTTAGAAGCATCTTGGCGTTGCATTTTTAGACTCTTCATCAAAAGGAAATTTGTTCTATCAACCCTTTTTTCTAATCGGGAATAATCATTGAAAACAATGGTGTCACCGGAAGAAGATGCAAAATATGTCGGTGAAAATGTGGGAAAGTCCCAATCCGGTATATCAAAATTAGAGATATCTACCTTATCAACATCAGGAAAGACTTGCGCACCTTTAGGAATATCAACTAAAGTTGGAGTAGCAGGAGTAATCCATGCTTTTCCGGAATACATAATAACTTCATGCTTACCAGCATCACCAACTAAAGCGGTACCGCCGGGATGTCTATCATTTCCTTTGGTACCTTCTGCATAAGAAGGAATAGGAGTTGCAAGAATAGTTGCAACCTGAATTGCTCCCATGGCACCAATAACAATAGATAAAGGAATATTCGGTAAAGCTTCAGTTATTGCCAGTGCAGTGGCTATTCCAGCTTGAGCGACACTAGTCGCCTTTTCCCAAATGGCTTGTTTACGTGCCATTTCTTGTTTTTGTTTTTCTAGTTCAGCATTTTTTGCTTCTGTCAAAGATTTTGCAGCACGTTTACGCGCTTCTGCTTCTTCTTCGGAAATAGCACCTGACTCTGCCAGATTCTCAATTCGTTCAATATCCTCATCATACTTTTCCTCATTAGCTTCCCGCTCTTCTTCTATTTTCTGAATCTGACCATCATAAATAGAAGAGACTAAGTTTCCAATAGCTCCCACAGCTTGAGATGCAGTTTGAAGCCATTTTTTCAAGTTCTTCTGACGTTCTTTCTGTGCTTTCTCATCCGCTTTAGTAACTTTATTGATAGCATCTATTTCTGTTTCTGCTTCTTTTTGGGCAAGGTCCGCTTTCAATTTTGCAAGTTTCTCCTCAAGTTTCTCCCTTTTGTCCGTACTCAAGTTGACAGTAGCAAGTTCGGATTCCAAAGCGTCAATGGCAGCTTCCGAGGTTTTACGTACATAATCTAATTTTAACTGATACTCAAGTTCTGCATACTCCTGCTGGGTTATTTCCTTAGAAGCTAACTGTTTTTTAAGAGCAAGCGTATCCATAACATATGCAGCATCCCGGATTTCCTGCTCATGCGCTGCATTCTCTGCTATTAATTGCACCTGATCGGATGCATGTCTTTCGTAAAGTTCTTGTTTCTTTTTTGCATATTTGTCGTCAATGAGAAAAACATCTTCACCTGTTTTCTCTGCTGCATCAATTTCTGCTTCACGTTGCAACTCCAACTGGTGCAATTTCAAATCAAGTTCTTCCTGGGACCCCTTTTTTACAACAGCAAGAGCGTTCTCAACATCCTTCTTCTCACGATCAGAATTATACTTAATAGTAAACTCATCTAGCTTTTCCTGCATTTCCTTAGCTAAATTCTGACGTGTAGCAATTTCCTCTTTGCTATTACCCTTGACGGCAGCAATCTTCTTCGAGTAAGCAACACCAATTTTAGCAAGTTCTTTCTCCAGTCCCTCATCCATAAGAGCTAGTTCTGACTCCTGATAAGTTTCATGAATTTTCAGCTTCTCTTTGAGAGCTTTTTCCTGTTCACGTTTTTCTTTATCAGTAAGTACCTTTACTGAATTCCCCTTTGTACCACCATTCTCTTTCAAATCAATGGTATCAAGTTGTTCAATAAGAGATTCTGTTATTGATGAAATAGCCTTCTTACCTGCAGCAGCTTTAGTTGCAACATCGATCTCATCTTTAATGACATTATTTGTGCGTCTCCATGAGGTCAGAATTGTAAAGAATCCCCTGTCTTTCAATTCTCCTTCCAATTTCTTACGATTATCTATAGCTAATTGATAATCACTATTTTCATATTCCAAACGAGACTTCAATGTTTCAATATAATCTTCTTTAGCCTTTTTGGCCGCCTCATCAGCAGACATTCCTGAATTTATATATTCTTTATACAACCTCTGCATATTTCTAGCATTCTTCTCCAAAATATCAGATTTCATCATCTCTTTCTGTGCAAAGGCAACAGCCTTATTGTCTGCTTCATCTTGTAATTCAGAATACCCCTTCAGCTGTGTAGCAACATTCCTCAACCCTCTTGCCAGAAAATCCAGGACATCCTTCATTATACCCTTGGAATCATAGAAGGATAACATAAATGCTTCCCACGCAGAAGAAAGTCCCGCAATAGAACCTTTAACATTGTTACTCATGGTATCTGCCATATCTGTTAGTTCTTTATCCACGCCTGTAATTTGGTCCCTCAATGGAACAATTTTATCAGAAGCTGTAAGAAAAGCATTGAAAGCGGCGACACTCCGTTTATCTGTTAATTCTAAAGTTGTATTTAAATCTACACCTTGTTCTTTCAGTTTCTTTAAGCCAACAACCAACTCAGGCAATGTTTTTACAGGTTCTCCAAGTGCTTTAGCTAATTTGCCATTGCCATCAGCCAAATTCAACAAAATATTACGAGTGGCTGTTGCAGACATTGAAGCATCAAAACCTGCATCTGCAAGCTTTCCTAACAATGCCAAAGTATCTTCTATTTGGAAATTGAATGCCTTTGCAACCGGACCAACAATAGGCAAGGCAGTAGCTAGGTAAGAAAAAGATAAGGCACTCTTTGATGTAGCAACAGCCATAGCAGATACATAACGTTCTGTTTCTTTAGTGCTAGCATTAAACATTCTCAATGCAGCACCAGACAATGCGGCTGCATCCGAAAGTTCAGCTCCAGTTGCTTGTGCGAATCGTAAGATGGCACCTGTCGAATCTAATATTTCACGACGTGTAAAACCTAATTTGGCTAATTCTATCTGTAGTTCAGTAGCTTGTGCAGCTGTATATTTCGTTGTTGCTCCTAATTGACGCGCATCAGTGGTTAATTCTTTAATATTGTCAGCCGTCGTACCTAAAATCGCTGCAAGTTTGCTATTAGCAAATTCAAATTCAACAATGGAACCAACACCTTCACGCAGTTGCGTAAACATCTTAACAATCCCTCCAACAACAGCTTGTGCACCAATATATCCAGCAGCCCATCCTTTCAATCCTGCACTAACTTGGCTTAGCCCAGGAGCCATCTCCGTTTTAAGCATCCTTCCTGCATTCCGGGCAATAATACCCATATTCTGCATGGACTTATTACCGTTCTGTATCTCAACCCATGCAGCCTTCACTTCTTCCCGGTATGCACCAATTGTCATTTTCTGTTGACTATATCGATCGGAATTTCGCTTTATGTAATCAGTGTTGATTCCAATAGTAGAATTAAGACGGGCAAGTGTACGAATATAGTTTTCATCCGTATCTTTCAAAACATCAACAGCCTTTTGCAGCTGCTTATTCATTTCCTTTGCTTGTGAACGGCTATGTACTTCCTGATTAGTCAAAGTAATAGCAGTTCTGATAAGTTTTAAACGTTCTTCTTCAGATAAAACAGCTTTCTTACGAGTAGTATTACCGGCATTCTGCGCTTTTGTCAAGTTAGCTTCCGCTTTAGCAGCCTTTTCCAAGGACACAGCATTATCCGAGTTTGCCTTGGTTAGTTTCTTTAGTTCAGCAGCAGATAATTTCTCTACATTTAGCTTTTCCTCTATCTTCTTACTGACAGTTTGAGTTATTTCAGACTGTTTTCTAAGAGCCTCGGTTAATTCAGCAGATGCAGAACCAGCCGTTTTTGCTTGAGTATTATAAAGATTACTCAACTTTTCAAGATCAGCAACGCCTTCTACATTTAGTTTCAAACCTTTTGCTAATTCTTTGGCCGCATTAGCATAATCAGCCCTCACACGCTCAATAGTATTATCAAGCTCCACCAATTTCTGCAAATCGCTCTCATCAACGAAATCTTTTAATTTTAAATCTGCCATAATTACAGGTAATGTCTATATTCAACAATCTTTCCTTTTATCTCAACTCCTAGTTTATCAAAAGCATAGGTACCATCTTCTTTCTGATAAACGACATACATGCAACCATCCAAGACAGCTGCTTTCTTTGCAAGATCACTGATACGTTCCAGTTCACTCTGCATCTTTTTTATTTCGCAACTACAAGCCATTTTCTACCGATATCCACATTCTGAAAAGAAACGTTCCATCCAGGGACGGAGATACATAATATTAAAGTACTCTTTAGCTGTATCACCAATGCCTAAAATCTGCTCACCGTATTTCTTCTCAATAGAACTACCGTCCGTAAATCCTTTCGTTGAGAATCGAAGCCCGGAATCAACTCTATCGGCAGTTATGCTATCATAGAAAGTACCAGTAATAAAGAGGTTAGGTACCTCAACCGGACGCGGTGGCAAATAAAGCATCTCACTTCTAAGAGGTGGAGTTATCCTCTCCTTCCATCGTTTATATTGTTCCGCACGGTTCTGCCAGGAACCGGGCTCGTTAAAATAGGTGTCAGTATCATAATCAGGATTCAATAGATGTTCAGTACCGTCCAGACCGGAATATAATTGCTCCTGAATGCAATCAACGAGCACATTCTTATGTTCTTTCATACACCTAATACATTCCTCTTCAAACCCGGATGCAATGGAATGAATAACTCTATGTAATTCATCAAAATCTGCCATACAGTAAAAATATAACGGGCCGGGCTGTAATCACACCCCAGCCCGTCGGTTACTTAGTTATCGCATCGTACACTTCCGAGAGCTTCTTCTTGCGGTCAGCTTCCTTCAGTTCCTGCCACACGACTTTAATGTGTGCATTAATAAACTCTTCCTTCGTCATGCCCTTCACAGCAACCTCGACGAACGTAACATTATCTACCTTCATGACACCTGCTCGATACCTCTGATTCCTTTTTCATACAATACAGAAGGAGCTTTCAACGAAGGAACCGCCCCGGCTTTAGGAACAATGGTAATGATACCATCCGAATACGTAGCAGAAGTTACGTTATTCATAACTTCAGCAGCACCATCAGCAATAAGACTGCCAAATTCTTCTGTACGGTCATAACCACCAACAACTTCAACTATTTTGTAAGTATTTTCGGCCTCCAACTTTTGAAACACAACATCAACCAAGCCTTTAACGAAATTCTTGGGATTGAAGTCTAACTGCACGTAGTCAAAGTGCAATTGGCTGTCTTCCACATCTTCATGTGAAAAACTAACAGTCATCGCAGACTTAGCACTACTGGTCGGGTACTGTGTCACGGTCGGATAAACAGTAGACATCGGAATACCGGCAAGGATATCAGTGTCATCATTATAACCGATCAACATATTATCCTGATTCCAAAAGTAAACGTCCCATCCTTTATTGGCACATTTCAGAAGCTGGGCATTCAAAACCTCATCAAATTTCTTCAAAGTGAAGGTGTCTGTTTGAGCGCTAAGCCCGTTGTATTCACTTGCACCGTACCCTACAGGATTAACTTGAGGCTCTCCACCATTCTTGGCATACTCCAGGAATGGCAAAATAGGGTAAATACGCCCGGGACGGTCTGCATGGCACAATTCGAGCAACTTCTCACCTGTTATATCAGCAGGGAGTTTGACACCATGTTCTGTCAAGATAGCACCTTTGACCTTTTTCCAGTCAATGCTACAAGCAGAACTACCAGTGTTCATCCGGGAACCCTTACACGTTCTAATCTTTCTCATTTTCTTCTACAATTAAGATTATTAATTTTTATTTCCATCGAGCGTATATTTATGGCATCAATCGGCTCGCTCACAGCCTCACCGGAATCTGTATAGGCTCCGTATCTGCCATATGAATAGTTTTCTGAATAACTATGTTTCACTTTTTCGTCATAGTCGCAGTCGAACCGAGAATCTTCATATAATACTTCCAATAAACGTTTATAGATTGGCCGAAGGATATTTTTAAAAGATGTGGTTCTGCGCATCTCATTGCTCCACTCTTTACAAGAAGAACATGCTATAATTAACGAAACCTTTGCTTTTGAAAAATAATCCGCATCACCTCTATCCTCACTAATTGGAGTGAATAGTGCAACCAATGGAAACTTCCTTTCAGACTGGGCAGAAGACTTACTGTATTCATCTAAAATATCTTTGATATATTGACTGCTACCGAAGATGTAATTCAACCTTGGGGACTTCATAACTTTAGTTCCCCCTTTCCCATTTGGATAGAGAATTTCAAGCCCTTCTGGAAGTTCCTTTACAATCTCCTCAAACAGTTCTGTTATATCTAAATCTATCATAAATTGAAAGCATTAATTGGGGTCAAAAGATTCTTGGTTATTTTCACATCGAAAGGACAATCATTTGACATAGCCCATTCAACAAACTGTTTATTCTTCTCTACCATGCTATTCCATGTGCTTACTTGTCTCTTCAAAGGAGCTACATATTCATTAGCGCATTTCAAACGGACAAGCCCGGTTATTGTAGCTTGGGTGTTTGCATCACGAAGAATATGATATAATACATAGTCAGCGAACGGTTCACACAGCTTCTCGCACAATACTGCATATCCGGACTGGGATTCTTCCTTCTCTTCTGAAATATCAACTTCATCTGAAGAATCTTCCTTTTCCCGTTCAATAAGCTCCAAGTAATCTGTGATAGCTTGGGAAAGAGTCAAACCAACAACATTCCGGAGAAATTCGGGCTGAAATGCCTTAATATACCCATTTATCACCTCATTCACAGCAAGAGATTGGGGCGAAGGCATTTCAGCGACCGAAACATTCTCAATATGCCTGGGACCTGACATAAAATATGAAACATCAATCAACATAGCGATAGTTATTTAGAAGTCTTGCCTTTCCCGGTTTTCTTTTCATCTTCCACGGAAACGGCTTTATCATCTGTAACAGTTACCTCCTTGGCATCTTCCTCTTGCAAATCTTTTGAATCGGCAACCGGAAGATTCTTTTCATCAGAAGGCACCTGTACTTCAAGTTCTGCAATGCGAGCTTTCATTGTTTCACGCTCTTCTGTCAGTTCAACAATTGTCTTATCTTTCTCTGCAATGGATGCAGTAAGCCTGCCAATCTCTTCATTTTTCTCTGCAAGCATACATTCCAATGTCTTTCGGGCATCTTCTTCTGTAACAAGACCACATTCGGAAATAGGGATGAGTTGAATCATCCCTCTATTAATCCGAATGCGTTGCTCTTTAAGCACATTGGTTACATCCTTATCGTTACCTCTAAGTATGTAATCCATAATCCTACGCTTTAGTTATTGCAGTCTTCAATGCGGCCAAATCCCCATAAGCGAAAGCCCACGGCATATAAATCGGGAAGATAACTTCTTCTTGTGCCATCAGCACAACCTCATTGCAAAGCTTGGTCTCCACATCTTCAGCCCATTCAAGTGTCAAAGTGGTATAATCAACCAAATTTGCGGCTTGGTTAAAGTCACCTAAAAGATACTTACCTGGAAGAATGCCACCATACTCGATAATCGGACGACCGGCAATATATTTCACCCCATCAACCATTTTAACGATACCAAGATTACGTCCTGTCGTATCTTTCTCTGATTCCATACCGTTAACAGTCATTGGATTAAGAATAATGGCATTCGGAAAATACTGGGCATATGTCATTGCGGCGAAAGCTGTTTTCACTACATCTTCAGAGTTGGGTTCCTCAATGTTCTTAAAGCCGGCTTCATGAACACTGAATGTCATTTTATCCGTAGCCGTTTCAGCACCGGAGAACGCGACACCAGGAATAAGGATACGACCATCTTCCATTTTCACAAGAGCGTGTGTTTTGTTCAGTTCAGTGAGAACAGCAGCACCAGCGAACGTGATACTCATTCCATCAAGAATCAAATCCTGTGGTTCTGCAAACTCTACAATCACATCCTTATCACCGTTATATCCGGTAATAGCTTTTACAGCACCGGCGGCACCTGTAACAATGGCTGTACTGATAATCTTCTCTACAGAAGTCACCCCAGTATTATTAATAATACCAAGCAAATTCTCACCATTACCGTCACCAAACAAGATGTTCCAGTCTTCTGCCATCCAAACAGCTTCAGGAAGCATGTTCAAGATGTAGGAACGAATGTACACTCTTGATTTCAACATACGTTTTGAAATACGGATATGAGTACCAAGGCGCTTAGTTCCTGTCTGTATCTCTTTTACCTTGATACTTGATTCCGGTAAACGACCGTTCTCAGTTACAAAACGGGCATTACGGTTGAAAGCATATACTTGCGCATAGGCGAGTTGAGGATATGCAGGATCAGCTGTCAGCGTCGTTAATACATCACGCATATGCAACTTTTTGTTGGCAACCTGAGTCACAACACGTTTCTGTTGTTGAGTAATCAACAAATCACCGGTGTAGTTGTCAGTCATGGAAACGACATCTTTCAAGGAGAAGCCGTCAAATTCTCCTGATTTGCGTGTTTTTCCTTCTGCGAAATCTCTGAATTTTTCAGAATCAAGCATCTCGTTCAACTTCTCATCGAACTTGTTGATAGTATCCATAGAAAGACCTTTCTGCTTCATTTTCTCGATACTTTCACCAAGAGTTTTAACTTGTTCTACAAGTTGCTCGTTGTCCTTTACCAATTGCTGGAACTTTTCTCCATCATAGGCTTTCAATAGATTATTGATGTCACCAAACTGTTTCGTTACCTCCTCCGGTGAAGCAAATCCTTCAAGTGACTTGTTAACTACTTCACACATCATGCCGGCGATATTTTCCATAAATGTTTTCTGTTCTGCCGGCAGACCGTCCGTTTTCAGATTAAAATCTGATACTGTAAATTTTCTAATTGGCATAAAATTTAAATTTTAAGTTATTTATTCTCGAAACAGCTATTCAAACTCTTGAAATCGAGTAAAGTGCCATTATCAGCGGCTTTAATCGTTACTTCATCGTTCCCATTTTCCCCGTCATTCTTTTCTTGAGTGTCAACAGACGGCTCATTTTTTCCGGTGGTATCTTCAGAAGTGTTTTGCAGAATAGCATTCGAACGATATACTTTTCCCCAACAGTGGGGACATCTTACATAATTCATAAGGTCTTGTAGACCCTTTTGAGTAAATTCTTTCTTTTCTGATTTGACAGAATCAATAAGAGAAATTACTTGGGTTCTAATCTCCGGAGTGAGCTTCTCCATTTCTTCCCTTACAATGTCCTGTGTTATCCATCTCTGATAATCAGCAGCATAATCTAATACCTGTTGGGCAAAGGTATGCTCTGTTTCTGCATCATAATCAAATTGATAACCACAATGAGGACATGAGACAACGGCACCACCGTTGAGGCTCTTCAGTAATAAACTTAATTCCATATCGTATCCTTTTAAACGTTCATCACTATATCCATGCTGCAAGAACGCTTTCCGGACGAAATCAACAGCTTCCTTTACCTGGTCAGCAGTAGCAGACTTGATATTCACAAGGAACGTCTGTGGATTACTCCCCCAACTTGTCAATGTTGAATATTCCATCATACGCCATTCAAGCACCTTACAAGGATCGATAGAATCCCTTTTGATGGCTTTTACTCCGATAGAGTGTTCAAGTGTTCTGCCATTCTCTGCAAACAGTTTATAATCAGCTAACGTATCACGGCCAATCTGTTTTTCAAGATTTAACTGACCGACCATGACCAAATTACCTTCTGTTTCCTTACCATTCAACGGAACACCTAACAACAGGTCTGTACGATGATTCAGGAACCAACGCATCCGACCAATATTTTCTTTCAATGTCTTATTGAATGAGCCGGGCATAGATATGTCATTTTGTGAGTCCTTCACACCGATACCGTTCACCGCAACGGTAACGATACCCTTCTCATCAACATCATTTGCCTTTGTCTTGTACTGAAGGCTTTTGATTTTCTCTTCCATCTTTTTCATCTCCACTTTTAGTGTTAAAAACTCGATTTACTTTATCCAGTTCCTCATCTGACATATCAAATTTCAATTTGTCAAACAAGGGATTTTCTATCATACTTTCGCCTATTTGGGCACGCCAGTCATTGAGTGTTATAAGCCCACATGAGAATTGTTCACGACAACGTTTATTTATATTTGTCTTTACGTCCTCGGATTCTTTCAATCCTTCCTGCAAACAATCAACATCAGAGAAATCACAATCCAAATAATATCCCCCTCCTTCAAGACCAAGGAAAGCTGTAAAATCCTTGCAGAATTGTTTGGCCATAGGAATAACAGTTGAACAATATACGCTCTTTTCAGCAGTAGCCTGATTGCTAAATGTGGACTGGTCTTTTCGCGGAACAAGAACGGCTGGGATGCCGTATGCCCCTGCAATATTTATTGCATCAGCCAAAGTCTCTTCAAACGGCTGTAACTCTGCAATAGAAAGATTAGTACGAACAAAGTCAATGTCTGCATCTGAAATACCATAAGGTACCTGGCCCTTCCTTACACCATACTTCTCAAAATTTTGCTTCAAAAGCTGTTCCTTTTCATCGTCAGTCAACGCTATTGAACCGGTAGCATCAGTTTTCTTACTTACAATAAAGCCCAATCCACCCCGCTTTACATAAATCACATTTCTAGCTTCATATACAGCTATTAGATTTGACATTGGCTTATTTTGGGAAGCAAGACGACTTTTGGACTTCAAGAACATAGCCCCTGAATAGAACTCTGCACTTCCGTCTCTATCATGCCATATTTGGTATGGAGGAATTTCCAAACTACCATTCCAACCATACTCCAAACGATAGCTACGAATAATATCTTCTGTTTGGGCAATGCCAAACAATGGCATATTCCCGTAAACAGGTTCTACAATAGTCTTATCAGAAGGTAGCACCCAATAATTATCGCAATATCTCCATTTTTCAGCTGTAGAAAAGACATCAGGCATAGCGGCACGAATAAAGCTATTCCCTGTACACAATTTATAAATATGGTGCTGATAAATCAATTCTTTCCAACGCATCAAACAATTAGGACGACTAAGTATGCCATTCATTCGTTTATTCGCCCATACTATACTGTCATCCTTAGTTTTCTTCAATTGAAAATTAGCACCTGCAATTCGCGATGCAATATAATCGATCGGGAAAAAGACTTCAGGTATCGTACTGAATAGCGTTAGATAGTTACTGCCCGCTACAATAGGACTAGTAAGGTCCTCAATGTATGCAACTGACCATTTTTCAGCCTTGCCACTTTGAGTATCTATATCCTTATTTTCAGATGAAGTAACTATTTCAACTTCACCTTTAGTCTTAGATTTCTTTCCAAATAGATTATCAAAAAAAATATTCATTGGGTTCCTTTTTGAGCAAAACTAAGTAAAAAGGAAAACCGTTTTCCAAAACACTAAAATCTTGAAATTACGAAAACATAACTCCAACGATATAACACACTTATTTTCAATCACATATAACACAATTCAATTCAAACCTAATTTTACAACGAACTGTACTAGCCCACTCAAAACAGCACTAGCCTCTTTTGTTTCACTATCTTTATTATAGTCCATCAGGTTATTCATGAAGGCAACATATTCCGTATCAGATTCTACTTTTGATGCAGAAAAAAGAATACTATTTTTCACATAATCAGATGTTGCAGCAATACGCTTGTCTACATCCGGAAACTCTTTCATTACACGAATCTCCTTGTTTGTACTAGAACGGAGTTCCCGGATAAAAGGGAAATAAGCATCCGTACATTCAATTACACATGAATCAGATTCATGGGACAAAATAGAAGAACGTATATCTTCTGTTGAAGTAGTTTCCATAAATACGACATCAACAACATGCCATTTATTTCCACATCTAAACGCTTGTATAAGGACAAATTTCCCATTAACATTCGGCATCACATATAGAATCTTCTTAGTGTATTTACATTCGGTATCTGGATTGAAGAAATTAATAGTGCCATTACAAGCATACAAGTTTCTTTTTCGCCGGTTACTAAACTCTATATACTGCTCACTACACAAATCCACAACGACATATCGGAACGTATCAGACAGGTGCCCGTGCTCCTCATAAGTCTGCAAGGTAGTTTTATTCTTGACCTTAGTTTTAAGAATGGCACCGTTAGCATCTTTCTGTACGCTCATGTAGTCCTCAATAGATACCGAACATGATTCGTCAATGTATATCTCTATACCGGGAACAGTACAATCAAAGATAGCATTGATAAACTCACCAGTCATTGCGACACTCGGATTCTTGTTGCCTACCTTATCTTCAATCTCGAACCCTTCTTTCTGCAATGTGTCTATGAATAAGTCCATCCAGGAACGCTTCTCATCGTCAATGCTGTTTGCCGCTTTCGTTGATGCATCACCATGTACATATAACCTATCAGAATATTGGATAGATTTCAGATACTTTGCAACAAGTTTGGAGGCTTTCTTTACTGTATTGTTTGGGCTTTCAGCGCACGTTTCATGGAATTGCCAAACCTTGGTACCAGTTGTGAAATCGACCTGCCAATATGATACACTGATATACGGAAGCACGTTGTTATCGACAGAGATATGAATAGGTAAGTCCGGAACATACTTATGTTCACCGGAATGTTTGCCACGATTGAAGGAACCGAAGAACTCACTACCGGTACGAATGACACCCCATTCTCCCAATGCGTACACATTGTAATAGTCCGGATCGTGAACTCTATCATACTCAAAGTCGGCAACACATTGCTCATCATAGAAACCATACGCACCGTCAGGACTACCGACCACCCAAAAATTATTCAAATAGGTAGATTGGATAATAACTGTATTAGGTGCCTGTTCCTCGATTTGCTTAGTACGAAGATTAAGTATTTGCCTGGGTGCATTCTTCTTTACGGATTTGACCTTGGTAAGTTCTTTCGGCAACTCTTTGCCGGCAATGGTAACCGTCATCGGTACATCATGCCATTTATCTTTATCAATAAACTCTTTCTTTATCCAATGGCTTTCACTAATCGGGTTGAAGGTACAAATAATCTGCTGCCCTTTCTTACCACGCAAACGCTTACGTAGCTGCTTGAAATCCGGATGCTCGAACTCTGACCATTCCTCTAACTGAACTCGCTTATAGTTAGAGATACCTTTTATCTTCTCCGGATCGTCAAGACCGGAGAAATCTATCTTCGCACCATTTACCAGACATTTAATAGTATTCTGTTGAAATTTGAACAAATGGGAGATGCCAAGACCGATCGCAGCGACCTTATAATCTTCATAAATGGTTTTGAGAATAGAAGCTCCTACCTTACGCATGACAAGAGTGTTCTCACCATCCTGTAATGTCTGTATCAGTATTGTTTGTGCCACACTATACGACTTACCGGAAGATGAACCTCCATAGAGAATGATAAAACGGATAGTCTCATCATTCAAGTACTTCAATAGATAGAATCCGTTAGGATTTAGCTTCTTATAATTTATAACCATATTGTTCTAAAAGTAAGGTTTCTCCGTAGGATGAATACCGGATTTTGCAGTTCAAATTGTTCTATTCTTCCGAATTCTCATTATCTTCAAATCCGATACGAAGTTCACCGACTTTATTTCCGTCTCCACCTTTGATGTTGACATTCTTATCGGCTTCCCATCCATTCCAGGCACCAAGAATCCGGGCGGCTTCTGTCTTGCCGTTGAACTCATAATTAACCACTCCTCTATTATTCTGAATCTTCTTCAACGCATTACGGGCACGCTTTGGAAGTTGGGACGGACTTCTCATCTTTGTTTTCCCGGTAACAGGGTCTACATAATGTAAATCATCGGGATCAGCGAGTACAATATCCATTAATACCTTTTCGACCGTTTTCCTCTCTACTTCAGTCTCTTTCGCCCTCTGTTGCTTAATCTCACTTATCCTTGCACTAACCTTGCTATTGGCTAACAATCTGCTAGCAGCACTCCAAATCGTTTCAGGTTTCATCTTTGACGCATCATAAGACATCCTATATGCTTCACTAGCATTACCTTCTGTATCAACGTAGTATTTACAGAATTTCTCTTGCTTGAATGTTAATGGTTTCTCTTGCTTTCCCATATCAATTGTTATTTATTCCTACGAGAAAAAGAAGCTGCTCTCTATCCTTTAAAAGCTCATAGGTGGCAAGCAGTGTGCTGCCAGTTGTTAATATGTCATCATACACTATTATTTTCTTTTCCTTTATCGGACGAAGAAGAAAGAATTCCGGATTCAATCTATCTTTAGTTAGGCACTGGATTGCATTCTCATAGAATGGTATTTTCACCGCCCCAGCTATTTTTGTGCAGATAGAGGTTGAAAAATGAAAGCCCTCGTTGTGTCTCCGTCGCGGTGTGGTGACTATACACCATCCTTCATATCCCCCTACTATGAAGCGGTGGAGAAACTCACACGCTCTCTCTGCAAAGAATGATGCAAGTTCCTCCGACTGTTTAATTTCTGAAAAGCTGGTACCAGTCTTGGAACGAGTGAACTGGGAGATGTAATAGATATCACCCTTTTTATGAAGTGACACCTTTTCTCTCAAATCACATAACCGTTCCTGATGAGACCAGCTCTTACATTTCACCGCTTCCGGCTTATCCCAGTCATCAATACGACATATCTTTCCCTTTCTTTTCATCAAAAATCTTCTTTACTCCATCCTCGACAGATGTATAAGACAAAGGTACTAAATAGATATCCCGGTTCACCGACTGCTCTAAATTGTCAAAATCCCGTTTTTCATTAATTAGCTCAATTTCAAGCGGTTTGTAGTATTTTACTAAAGAAGCAAAATACATAGTAGTCACAGGTTGGACGTTACAAATATTGATAAGCTGCCGGTTACAGCCCACCGCATAAATAAGCCCTTCGACGACATCATCTATGTAAGTGAAGCACCGGATATTCTGACCACAATTGTATAAAGACACGTTTTCCTTTTCTATCAGGAACCAGAGAAGAGTTCTTTTTCGCGGATTAGGTCCATATACATTATGCAGCCGGCACCCGGTCGCAGCCTTACAATAGATAGATGCATACTGTTCATCGAAATACTTGCTTATTCCATACATGGAAGTGGTATTCTCCGGATTCGCCGTTGACGAACTAGCGTATACTAACTTCACATGATACTGGTTACATGCATCAGCTACTCGCATGAAAGTATCAATGTTATCCTTCCTGATCTGTTCCAGGTTTCCATTAAACACACTAGTTTGCGCCGCCAAATGGAACACACAATCAATACCCCCATTTTTCAGGAGCTCACATACTTTTGTGGCTTCAGTACCAGACTTTCGATCAAGTCCTATGACTTCAACACCTCTTTTTGTCAATTCGCGGCAAAGGGCTTTTCCTATAAACCCCTCACTGCCGGTTACAATCATTCTTCTCATCATCACAAAAAAATAAAGGATATATCAAACTCTCGTATATCCAAATTCAACATATTGTTAGTAAAAAACTCAAAAAAACATTAACTTCAAAATAGAATACACTACATTTGTAGCTGTATAAAATATAAAATCAAATAAAATGAAAAGACCGCAAATAGATATAATCAAATACGCATTAATTGCAACAGCCATATTTACTCTAATATTAATATTAGTATATGTATATAGATTTCATCACGGACTGTCCTATAATCATAATGATTTTGCTGATTTCGGCAGTTATTTAGGTTCAATTACAGGATTACTTGCTTTCATTGGAGTACTTTATACAATAAAAGACTCACAAATAAATAGACAAATTGATAATGAAAGGTCAACATTTTATAATTTGTTGGGATTATATCAGCATCAAGTCGACACCAACAAATATACTGAACACCAAATTGAGAAAACAGGAATTGAAGCATTCAAAGCATACGCACATGAAGCGCGTTCATTATTCTATGCTTATGTAATATATCATTTTATAAAAGATGGAGAAAAATTTCCATCAGAATTAACACAAGTCAGTAAGTTAGACGAGCAAGCATTTCTGGAGATTTATACTAAGTTTGGAGTTCATTCAACTACAGAATTAAATGTATTATTAAAAAGTAGGGATCCCAAATATTATTACGATACTATATACGAAATAAAAGGCATAATAATGTCAAGCAAAATTCATGAAATGTATCGTATAATTGTTGCATCAATCTGTAATAGGATTTGTATAGAAAAAAGATACCAACAGCTCTATAAGTTCATAAGAAATGTCGGAGATTATTTATATGGGCAATATGGACAATATTTAGGGCAATACCATAGAAACATATATTATCTGTTGGATTCAATCCAAAATTTTAAATACCCCAATGACTATTCTAAAATATTTAGAGCACAATTATCCTCAGATGAGTTAACAGTCATACTATTCAATTCAATGAGCTCGCAATCAACTCTCAAAACAATTTCTTTATTAAAGAAATTTGATATATTCAATAACATTATTGCCCTCGAACTTCCTATATCTGGATATGATACAGAAAAAGAAATCGTAATTCAGACTATTAACTCTCTTTTTCATGAATTTATAGCTGATTCTACAAACAAATGATTATATACCCAATTATTATATTTATTGTAACTGTACAAGAATATAGGGAAAAGAGTGGTTGTATTATTCAACAGTTTTCTCTATACTTCCGCATTCAGAACGTTCAATTTCTACTTATTTGATACCAAGATAATCCCAAAAAGAAAGTCTACCTTTTACATTCTCAATAGGACTTTCAAAAAGTATTGGATTAGCTAATACCCAGTTATAAACTTCTTTTTCAGCCCAGATGGAAGAATGATTCTGTACACAATCCACTATCTCAATGCTACCGATAATGGAGCCTGTACAAAAACTAAAATCTTTCCACTCTTTGTTTTCCGGTAATGCCAATAACTGCTCATTGGTAAGTATTGAATCATAGAAATTATCGTAATTCAAAGGTTTACCGCTTGAATGAATCAGTACCCTCTGTCCTAAGTATTTCTTAGGACACGACCAAGTACGGTTCTCAATGTTTTTAATACCGTGGACTATCAAAGAAGCCCACGGTTGTTTTATTGTTATTGCTTTCATTTCTATTCTTTATTCCTCCAATAGTTTTAGCAGTGATTTTTTATACTCGTCTATTTCCTTAATAGCATCTTCTTGACCTGATTTTGCATCATTTATCATTAAATCTGCTACTCCCTCCATTATTTCATCCTTATGCCTATTCAGATATTTGATAAAGTATTCCTGCATCAAATCAGTATCCATATTTGCTATATCCGAATATGTGTCTCCACTTCCATAACTGCCAGAAAAAGAAGAATAACAAAGATTACTTATATTCATACTCTGAATACTCTCCCTTCTGCCAAATCCATCTGTATGCTTATCTATTCCACTATTGCTATGGCTTTGAAACTCTTCTCTGATTTTAGGGAGAGTTTCTTTAATAAACTTTTTCAGTTTTCTGCCAGTAGTGATTAACTTACTTAATTCTTTTGCTGTCATCATCAGTCTCCTTTCTTTTTAATCCGTTCTAGTACATCTCTGTTGGCTTCCAATATTTCATCGAAAGACAGAATAGGCATCCAACATATAACCTTAATATCATCCTTTTCGACACTTTTTCCTAAATATGATATATCACTATCAGTAGTCCATATACCATTTTCATACGTGAATACATCTATATGCTTACGTGATTCAGCTTCTCTATCATCGTATTTATAGTAATATAAAAATCCGACTAAAACACGCTGCTCTTCATCTGGTAATCGTTCTTCTACTCTTATCCATGGAGATTGCTTTTTCTGCCACTCAACACCAGATGCAAAAACTTTACGCATATATATTTCAATCACATGCGGCTGATTGATGCGATTTGCTAATTGAGCTACCAATGATTTAAAATTCATATCTGTTCTTGTTTTGAATTACTTTTTTATTACAACTGCCATAGTACTAACAGTTGTTCCACTTTCCTTGAATTCACCGGCTCCGATTTCAAAAACTTCTCCATGAACTTCTTCCAACCATTCCCGGAAGTCAACACATTTCTTTTCAGACGCGAATTTCCAATGCTGACTGGTAATAGCTGCAAGAATTCCACCTTCTTCCAAGCGTTCATACATAAGTCTTACATGGTCAATATCCTGATTACCGGAAAACGGAGGATTAGCAATAATTTTAGTGTAATGTCCTACACTGTCTTTCGTAAAATCTTCATCAAGCAATATTACGTTATCAAGTGTATGAAGAAACTCCCTGTTTTCCGGCATCAGTTCATAGCATTCAACTGTTACTGACGGGCACGACCGGTGAATCGCTTTTATCAGAGCACCACGTCCGGCACTTGGTTCAAGTACGGTATCTGTTTCGTGAATTCCACCGGCAAGCATTACCAGCCAGTCTGCAATATCAGCAGGTGTTTCAAAGAACTGAAAATCTTTTTGCAAATCGCATCGCTTACCTTCTTTCAAGATGGAGAACACACGTTCCGGATTAAAAGGAAATGTGAATCCCTGTATCTTACCTCCCTGCCATGAGCCGCCAGCTTCTTCTATCCATTTCTTTGCTTCAGCATAGGATTTCTTATTGAATTGTACTTTCGGAAGTCTAAGAACACTATCCTCAAGAGTACAATGCTTCAGTATCTCTTCCACATTCCATTTCTTACCTTCATCAGCCTGGTTCTTCCTTTCATCAACCGGAGCGTCCGGCGCTAACAGTGAGGATATTTTCGTAATAACCATATTACTCGCATCCATAAAAGTATTAACACAGGAAAGCGCTTCCATAAGAAATTCAGTATCAACATATCCGGCAGCGTCATAAACATCTATGCCTTCAGTCATATCCGACAATTCATTGAGCTGGGCTACACTACCACGTAACATTTTTATTAAAGTCTCTTTGTTGTTCATCATAACTTTTTTGTAAATAAATTCTTGTTGTATCTACACTACCATGACCAAGAAGGTCTGCTAATTGAATTACATCTTTGGTTTTCTTCAGGAACATTTTAGCAAAGAAGTGCCGGAAGGCGTGAGCGTGCATTTTTTTCGAATCGATACCACAATGTTTACCCCATGCTTTCAGATGCTGTGAAAGACCTCTTTGAGTCAACGGCCCGAATCTCCCAACAGCAAGAGTACCGGACTTGCCTGTCTCCTTTATATAGTCCTTCACTTCCCTCTGCAATTGCTTTTGGAAAAAGAAACGCCGATACTTGTTCCCTTTCCCTTTCAAAACAACTTCACCGGCCGCTATATCCTCCCACGTGAATTGCTGAAACTCCGAGAGCCGAGCTCCTGTAGTACCCAATACCTTAATGAAGAAATAGTAATCCTTGTTGAGTTTTGTTTTCAGATACTCCAGTAACCTATTATATTCCTCTTCTGTCGGTACATTGTTTACATCCAACTTGCGTTTCATTCTAGGTCGTTTCAGTTCAATAGGTTTCTTCACCCATTTGGAGAACTTCTCAATGGCTGTAATACGTAATCGAATGGTAGCTGGAGAAAGTTTTTCCTCTTCAAGGCTTTTTATAAATCGTCTGCAATTATCCATATTTAGTTCATTGGCGTATTCAAAATATTTTCTCAACGAGGTATAATAGACATCAATTGTGTGAGAGGAATAATCATTGTTATCAGTCAACCATATTATAAAATCATTAAGCAGTTTCTTATTCTTCTCTGAAATAACCTCAAGTTTCTCCAAAGGTTTTACAGCCTTTTCCCGTCGGCCATATCCGATTTTAAGATAAGACAATAAATCACAAACAGCCTCACACATAAACGAATGGCGCACCATAGCATCAGCATTTTTATGTTTATATTTATAATAACCACGACGATTGATTTCTTCGGAATTTTCAAGAAAATCAGTCACATATTTGATGTATTTCCCGATGCTATCATAGCTCCTACCCGTCGTATACAGGTAGGATATGTAATCTACCAATATTTGTTTTCGTTTATCATCCATTTTTTTGTTATGAGAGTTAATACTTCTTCCCGTGCATCTTTTCACGGAGTTCGTTATACTTCATTTTCTGCTCGATGTGCCAAAACAGGTCTACATCTAAGTGCTTGGCAAGCCCGAAAATAGATAGTATCATATCATTCACGGCTGTAGAAAAATCAAATATTCCGTCATATCTAACGGGAAGTGTAGAGATGGAATAGATTGATTCGGTGAAAGTTTCGTCTTTACAGGCTTCTGCCATATCTTCAATACAGTCATCAATATCTCCGTTGGCAAGTTCAAGGTTTATTCCTCGAAGTCCTGCAAGATCAAGCAAGCGGATAACAGCATCAGCTAATTCTTCTTCGATTGAACCTTTAATGGTTTCGTTATATGCAACTTCGTAACCGCGCTCTTTGGGAATGTCAGAATCCAATCCTTGACAAATGCGGCTGTTAGCAATCTTCTTATTATACCGATCAACATTAGCACGCCTTCCTTTTCTATCTGCTTCCACAGCTTCCATCAGTTCAGAAATCACAAGACAAAGAAAATGATTGTTACTTAGCTCTTGATCGTGAAACCCATGTTCACAAGCTGTTTTATATGCTTTGTCTCTTAATTCATTTAAATTCATTTTACTCATCCTTGTAATGCTTAAATATATCTATCCAATTCCTTTTCTAATAATTCTCCATCTATTTCAGGAAACAGCCTCAGAACTAAATCCAAAGATTTGCAATAATTGTTACTGTATTCTTCAGTATCCATTAATCGAAGTACCATAGAACAAAAGATACTTTTTGTGTCTTTTAATTCGCCTTTCATCAACAATTTTGATAGTTCGATAATTTGACCAGTAGGATTATGAAAACTTCCGTTTATATATTGAAAAATTAGTCTTCCTTCAAATTGGCATATTTCACAATCTAGTTCACAATCAATGTACTCTATCTTACCATTTATGAATTCACAATAAACACATTCACTATTAGAAGCAAATAAAACTGCAAAATCATAGATATCATCACTATTACCTACAATTATTGAAGTAGATTCAAGAGTTTCCGAAACACCATTATTCCACTTTGCATCTTCAATAAGTTCCCTCACATATTCTTGAACTCTTGTAATGTTCTGCTCTATTAAATCTTTTTTACTCATAATTTCAATTCAATTAAGTTCGATTATTTTTTTGCAATATTCTCCCAAAAAGCAACGCCTTCAGGAGTACCATTAAAAGGGAATGAGATAGCTAGAAATCGATGAAAACAGCAATCAACATCTAACAAATTGTTCACCCGCTCTTCATTTGTCATTGAGAAGTCAGGACACTCAATATTAAATGTATCATTTGCTCTTTCTGTGTTATATTTCCATTGATTGAAAATACCTAGTCTTTCTAATTTTTCTATTTTTTCATTCCTCTTCATGTTGATTGACTTTTAATGCTTTACGTCTATAAAGGTAATCGTTATTGACAAGTTTAGCAAACAGAAACTTCGCCATTTTAACGCCATTTTAATCAGTTTTTTTCTTCAACAATTCACGTCTAAATCTTTCCTCTAAATCAAAAATGGTTTCTCCACTATTACGACGATAGGGCCTATCGGTATTTAACTGAAGTTCTTTCAGCTTTTTCCAATACCATGGAAGGTACAAATACATATTCTTCAACTCCTTCAAGTTCTTATTTCCACAACACCAGCAACTCACACGATCAAGTAGCTCATATAGCCTTACTCCATCCTCATGCCAAACAAAGCCTTTTGTGTAACAATACTGGAGTGCATCTGCTTCAGTAATGCCCCAATCACGAAGTGGTAAAACCCGATTTGGTCGTTTTTCCTTTTCAAAACGATGGGTCTCATCGGCAGCAATACCGACATAATCAATTCCGTCTTTTGTGTGAGCTTTCAATGCACGAAGTTTTTCACTCGTTCCCCACCGGCATGTTCCCCCACACCAACTATATCCTTTTTTATGGATAATATTGGTCCCTCTTTTCTTAACCGGCCTTTCAAACATTGTCCAAAGAAAAGGTTGCTCCGGATGCAGTTCTGTATATTTAATGCCAAGTTTTTTAAGAATTGGAAGAACAGCATCACGAGTGTTATAGATTGCCTGAAATTCCATACCTGTATCATAGAAAACGACTTCATCCAACTGATATCCTTTATCTATTAGCATGAAAAGCATTGCCAAGGAATCCTTTCCAAAGCTAACTGAAGCATAATATTTCATACAAAAAATTTAATGGACAAGTCACTTTTTCTTCTTTGCCCTCTGATTATTAATCTGTGACATACACATACGGCACCAGGAAGTCAACAAATGATATTCCTTACCTTTTCTCACCACTATACGATTGTAGAACCGGTTCAAGTAGAAGTAATTTCCGCAATGGGTACATTTTTTCATTTCACGTCCTGAATCATCTATAATCCGATTACGCGGCTTACGACGAATTAGAGTACAACTTTTACACTTCTCATCAGTTTCGCGGTGCCGCCGGCAATGTGATAAGGATTTTGCTCCACATTTAGCAAACACCTTACAATCTCTACGAGGTATTGATTGACACACATTCATGGCTTCCTCGCATTCAAGAATTTATTTACTACACGAGAAAGTACATCCTCATTCTCCGGCATCAGCCATTCTTTTGCAACGTTCCAAGCAATACTCATAGCAGGATTGAAGTTATCCTTCCTGACTGTGTGATGAGACAAACGTCCTTCAGTGGGCTTCAAACCCTTATCATGTAAGATACACAGTCCATTCTCGAAAAAAGCACAATACTCCTTACCAGCAACGGGCTGAATCATCGGAATAGCAATATTAATAACCCCTAAGAATATACCAGCAGCCCAGTTCGTCAGCGCTAACCTGTCGGCATAACCTGCATCAATAATTCGTTCAATATCATCAGGAGTACCTAAACATGGCGTATGACATTGTTGTTTACAAACACTGCATGAGCATTGTACAGGTACACGACCTGAAGCCCTCATTACCCTTTGTAATGAGGTTTCTTTTGATAATTCTCTCATAGTAAATTATTTGAGATACTACAAATTATTAAACATCGCCCCACAGCTTTACTGCAAGGTCATAATTTTTTTAGCCTCTTTTACTGCTTTATTGGCATAAGCCATAGCGTATGTATGCTCGCGTCGGTACTTACCGGACTTCAATCCTTCGTGATATTCTTTTGCTTGTTCCAACTTATGTTCGTAGAAATCTATACTTTCCGGCATGGACAAGTTTATCGTATTAGCCCTTTTTTCCCAATACTTCGCAACTCTTTCATGTTCGGCAGCCTTATCACTAAGCTCAACGCTTTTCCCCATGTTATTCCAGGCATCATCTATCATTTTGCGATGTCCTCGTTCGCTATGGTGTCCAACTTTGATAGGCTCACCCAAAGAAAGGAAATCACGATGCTTATTTGATTTCTGAAAATACTCATTACTTTTTTGTACAGCCGATGACGCCCATTCATGCCTGCGTTCCGCTCTTTGCTTAGCCCATTCTTGAACATTAAAGCCGTCAGCTCTAACGATGGAATAATAGTAAAACCCATCTTTTTCGAAGATTAGGTTAAATACTATACTTTCGTTCTCCTTACCATACTTGGTGGTAACTTCAATAGTTTCACCTTTTTCGTGCTTCTCATCACACTTTGCCAAAAATACATTTGGCGCAAATTTGTAATACGTGTTCATTTTTTTAATTAAATTGGTTTGACTTATATGAAATATGAGAAACCACAGCTACTTAGCCGTGGTTTCATCATTAAATAACTTTGGTTGACTGGGTTGAACCAAATCATCGAATAAACCAGGAACACGAGGTTGTAACGCCTTGTATTCTTCCTGAAAGAATTCTTCTTTGGTTCTCCCATGTTTTTTACCCTTTCGTGTATGTACATCGAAAGTGTAATCTGGGATAGGAATAGGGTAACGCCTGACATCATTTATCCACTTTTCTATATCAATATCCTTTCTATCATAGATGAAGTTTTGCAAATGATCCGCATCACGATTCTTTCTACATTCACAAAGGAGAATAACAGCTTTACTCACAAATATCCTCCCTTTGGGTTCAGTAGCAGTCTTGTTTACCAGCTCATGCCCCTGCCACAATGCTTCTATCTCTTTAGTAATGATTCCATAGCAATCTTCAGCACTAATGGTAAACAGACGCTTCCACACATAGTCGCGGTACCCACTCGCCCAAAGTTCCAATGCAAAAAAGCCGGCTACCCCGGTGTCGGCTCGCCTAATGGCTTTCTGCATTGCAGAACTCACCTCAAAGAAATCATATCCGCAAACTGTTCTTATAATCATAATTCTAATTTAATGGTTTGACTTTTAGTTTATTACATCAGTAAAATTAGCTAAAAAAGGCGAATATGACAAACAGAATGGACGCCATTTAAACGCCTTTTTTACAGACTATTAGAATTTGAATTTGCATGATATATTATATTGAACGAGCTGCTTTGTTTTGTCTTTCCCATTAGTGGTTGCACTCTTTAGCAAAATACTATCACCAAAATTCTTTTTGATAAAGAGGATAGATTTACGTTCCTCTTCCTGATTCCTTATAGAAGCAAGCCCACCAGCGTTTACAAAAGTGTTCTTTTGCTCAAAATTATACCGCAAATCGGTTAAAACTTTACGTTCTTTGTACTTCATGTAACAAGAAATCCAAAAATCTTCCTTCAAACGTATTTCCTCATTCCACCAAGTGTTTTTGTTATAGATTACTCCATAACTGCAACCGGTTATCATTTTCGAAAGAGAAAGAAAAGCGGATTCATCATACATTACCGGCGATATCCGAGCGGTGAAGCCAAACAGATGTACATCCATCATACTGGCCATCTCAAATAATGACTGAATGATATTGGTTATCTTATCTTTATCCTTTATCCGGCTAGGTTCTCCTTTTTCCACATAAATAGGTTTGCAGGCATGGACATCATCATCAAGCATGAAAAGTTCTCCAAAATGCTTTGCCATCCAATTACGTTTCGGGATGAGGCCCATAACGTCGTCAGGATGAGTAACAATTTCACATTCCGGGTTAAATTGCTGATATAAGTCAGCTTGACTTTCAGCAACGCAAATGATAGGATCGTTCACCAACTTTTTAGCGAACACCCGGTCATGGCGTTTATGACTTGGTATTACTATCTTGCAGGGCATGGCGAACGTCTTTTATATCAATTACATTGGATTTACTTATTTTCCCGGTCTTGTACGACTTCATGTGCTGCATGTCCAGCCTTTCACGAAGCCAGTTGCTATCTACCTCATTACTTGAGGTGATGATAAACAACTCATGTTTTTCGTCATACTTTGGAATGAGAGGATAAATGGCTGTATCATCCGTGATGGCATCGAAGCGCTCTTTAAATTCATCCTCTTTCCTCTCCGGGGCAAATTCGATGCCCCAGTCTTGGAGTTCCGCCTTATTCCACTCGTTTTCCATAACGTCCAAATCATTCTCACCAAAATTGACATTATCTTTAGTGGCATATTCCCTCAACTTCTTAACGGGGGTATCAGGTGCCAGAATTTTACAAGGCAACTCTTTATAACCTAACTCCTTGCAAGCCCGCAAACGTAAATTACCACAAACAACAATATATCTGCCATCATTGTAGGGAAAAACTATAAGTTCTCGAAGCTCAAGCATCTCTGGCGAATCCTGAATGCTTTTCTTCATCGCTTCAAAGCGGTAATCACGAAAAAAACGTGGATTTTTCGGCAATCCCGTGAGCTGCCCCTTATTAAAATCAAGTAGGCAGACTTGAATAATCTCTGTCATAACTAACTATATTAAAATCAACAACACAAAATCAACAACACAAACAGTCAGTAACAACACCTAATCATTTTTTCTATCATCGAACTCTATCTTATCTTTGATAAGCTGTTCAATGTCCTCACAACCAAATCTTTTTAAATAGGCAACAAGGTAAATTATCATCTCGGCTGCCAATTCTTCATCTTCCGAATATTTAGGAAGATTATCACTCCTATATTTAGAAGCAATATCGAATTTTCTCCAAACGGCTTCAATTCTTATGCTAAACGCTTTTCTTGAGCTATGCTCATTCATCTTAAAGCGCTTCCTCATGATATTCAAGCATCTCTGGGCAAACCTATTCAATGTTATCATATCGATCGGGTTAAATTGTTAGACTATGAATAATCTCACACGATTCTATTAGGTTGGTCTCTGATGCGAAACCAATGAACATATTCTTTATCTATCAGCATACTAATTATTTATTTTGAGGGGTCTGTTGTATCTAAATATTTCCTGTACTCTAATTCTGTCTTAGCAAGATTGATTACGGTATTAACCCCTTGGAAAACTTGTTTTGCTTGGCTCACTTTACTAGGATCTTCTTTCACATCCTTTATTTGTTGAAGAACCAAATTTCTCAAATCTTGTAAAATGGTAGGGTTCACTGTAGACACCTTATTCAACCGTTCATTTGCCAACACGACAACTGTATTTGTTATTGGTCGGAAACGGTTCAACTTGGAAGCCAAATCAAACATACTAAACACTAACACTTTGCCATTATTCAAGTATATCTCAACTTCGGTACCATCATCACCGGTACCGTCACAGTAATTGAGAATTACTACTTCTTCATTCTGATAAAGGAACGGTTTATTAACCATTTCTTTCAATCTATCTATTGCTCCATCAATCATGATTCATTTTTTGTTGCTTTATTAATCTGTCTACTCAAAGCTCCTTTTAGCTTGATGAGATACTGAACATCTTCCGGGTACCGGGCATACATTGAATTTTGGGTTTTCATTTGTTCAGAACGACTAATCATGTATAAGTTATCTATACAAATATTCTGCTTATTTCCATCTTTGAACTGAATATTGTACCCAGGAGGTATTTCACCATTATGCTCAATCCATACAAGCCGGTGTTTAAGCTCAAAGACATTCGGTTCAGCAGTTTTCACTTCAATGTAACCATCACGGGTTATACGTTCATATCCAACTTCTTTATGGTTCTTTGGGATACATCCCTTTTTGAAACGTGTAGCTTTCGTTTTTTCAATTTGAGCATCAGACATGTATTCCGTTTGCTTGCGTCCTTTATTCATTGGTTGGTGCCCTTTGGGGAAGAAACCCTTTGAGGAATGTTCAAATAAGAACTTTGCAGATTTTCTCAATTTTAGTTTGAAAGCCATACCAGCAACCGCACTTTCAGTTGAACCAAGCATCGAAGCTATTTCAAGATTGGTATGATCGGGATAAAGAGCTATTAGCTTTTGTCTTTTAACCGGACTCCAAACCCTCACGTCTGGCGAACGTTTTAATTTACGTATTAAGGCTTTTGCCTTCACAGCCTCAGGTGTTTTGTCCAGGCGACCAGCAAGCTCTTTTAAATTAGCAGTTGGATACTCGCTATCAAGTATAGCGAGTTGCTCATTAGTCCAAGTTCTCATAAGCATATCAAGAAAGAGAGGAAACCGTTAGGCTTCCTCTATATTATCGTTATTTAGCTCTTTCAGTCTTTCTTTGAGCTTCTTTTCTTTCTTATCATATGAATCCGCAAGTTTCTTAGAGAGCGCTTTGAAATCATCCGGATATTGTTCTGCAAAAAGGATTTTCTGACACTTTTGCAAATAGGAGTAGAAATTCACATTATTCGATGATAAGCATTCAGCAATAAAGGCTCTATACCATTGGTGTCGGTCAGCTTGGTTGTTCTTGACATAATTTACAAAATCACTCTCACCATTCCATTTTTTTAAATTCAGTTTTTCAAGATAAGTACTGCTACAACCGCTAAGAACCAGCACATCAAAAACAAGTTGTTCATTTTCAGAGAATTCTTTTGTTCTCTGATAATATGTTTTCTCTTGCGCCCACTTGCGCATTTCTTCAGCAGACTTCTCCTTGACTATATCCTTCGCTCTTTTTAATTGGGCGTTTATTTTTTCCCTTTCTATCTCTTTTAGATCGGCAACGGCGGAAGTAGAGGAAGCCGTTTCTTTTCTAACATAATAGAAACTAACGTTAAATTCGGGAGAATAATGTCCAAAAAATGAAAGACAACGATAAACTTCTCCATCTTCAAGCATTTTCAAAGTGCGTTCATCATCTTCTGAATACCAGCACTTACATCTAAAGATTTCATCAGGATCAACTATTTCAAATCCAAGTTGTTTAACAGCTTCCAAAGTTTTTTCATAGAAAACCTTTCTATCTTCTCCCCAATATGTATCGGGACGTCTAGCGATAATTACTGTTTTTCCAAATGAAAGAGGTTCGCCAACTTTAACAAGATGTTCATATTCTAGTTGAATTTTCCGCGTCACATAAGCAATCTGTTTTTTCTCATAGCAAGCAGCATTGATACATCTAGCATCCTTACTATTCATTTCATAGAACAAACAACCATGATTACACGTATTATTCTCACATTGAGAACATGATTTAATATCGGTATTTTCCCAATTATCGGAATCATCTTTAATCCAAGGTGCGTTACCAAGCTCCATGAAAGAATTACTCACAAATTCTCGAATCATAGCAGTAGTACATTGTTCTTCCTCCTCCTCATGAAACTCTTTTTGAGTATCTTCATCCAATTTAGAAAGAATCATAGCACCGGACAATGGTATATCTCCATTTCTTACCCGCTCTTTTAGTTCAGGAATAAGAGAATTCAATTTAATACGGTCAAAAACAAACCGGGTAGACTTTCCTATTTTAAGAGCGATATCTTCCAAAGTTCGTCCTTTTTCAGCCAACTGCGCAAAGGCAAAAGCTTCTTCGATGGGATCAACATCTTTTCTTTGAAGATTCTCGGTAATCATCGCTTCAAAAGCCTCATCATCTGTCATTTCTCTGACAATGCAGGATATTGTCTGAAATTTTTCCGACTTTTTTCGATGGGCTTTGATTTTTGCAACATTCGCTTCATCTTCCTTTGCTTTCAAAAGTGACACAGCCCGGAAACGACGCTCACCGCAAACAATTTCGTATGTGTAAGGTAGTGGGGTAACATCTCCGGTTTCTAGGTTAGTCATCTCCTCGGATTTAGCAACTCTGACAGTGATAGGTTGCAATAAACCTTGCTTTTCAATGTTGCTTGCAAGCTCTTCAAGAGCTGCTTCATCAAAAGTCTTTCTCGGATTCAAAGGAGAAGGACTGATAAGGTCAATTCTAATGTTTTGTACTTCCATAATTTAATTATATTGGTTTGACTTCTAATTCATTACATCAGTAAATTTATCGTAAAATGACAAGTTATGCAAACAGAAACTTCGCCATTTTAACGCCATTTTCATGCGGGCTTATTACGTATTTGAATGAAGCCACGTTTTTCCGTTTCCCGAAGCAATTCCATATCTTCCTCACGGATATAACAATCCGTTTCACCATTAACAGTTGTGTGATTAGGAATACCAAAACGCTCCCGTATTCTTCTTTTCACTTCAGGAATATCTTCAAGTTTGATATGCCTAGTGTTCCAGTAAATTGTCACCTTCTGCTTCTTGTTTGCCATTTTCTCTTTTGTTTAGATAAGAGATTATTTCATTTGAGAGACTTAACGCTTTAGCAGCTTCTTCATCTCCTTGCCCAACTCTAAGTTTGAGTTCGTTCCGGTATTCTTCATACGACAAGCCACTTGTATAGTTCACTTCCTCCGACAAATTCTCTTTATGAAAATTCCATGACTGATTATCAGCAACAGCACAACGTTCTTTATTGTATTCACGAAGCCAACTCATGATGACCTGACCATCAATTCTATTATAGATATTGCCATATTTCATTTTCATTGCGTTCTTGAAACACAGTTTAAAATCATCAGTTTTCATATATGGATATTCTTCAATGATTAAATCTACTGTAGTAGCGACTTGTGTAGCCGACATTGGATTACCGACATTGAAAAACTCCAAGGCATCAGCTATCAATATGACCAACACTGCTCTGGCTTGCGGCTCACCAAACTTTCTTATAATAGTGCCAATAGAAGGTTCATCACTTTGAAATACATCTTCAACCTTCTTGGGGCATAGAGCTTTGCAATAGTTTTTCGGCGAGGTCCGTAAGACTGCTAACCGATTCTCTTCTTGTGGCCGCAGTATCAGTTCGTTTTCCATTGTAATTTCCTTCTAAAATTTTAGTAAAATTCGCAGACTTGAATATCCAGTCAAAAGTGCACCTCCAATTTTTATCGTTTTGTCCAAGCAAGAAAGGACTGTCTAAAACCAATTGGAACACATCGAATACAGCTTGCTTCCCGTATTGTGCGACACGTGCTTTAATAGCTTTCTTTCGTTTTGCATCTATGGACTTTATAGCAGGAAGTTTACCTTTAAACGTGGAATTAAAATAATCCATTAGCCCACCCCAATCAATCTTTTCCTCGGGGAACAAAGAAAGCTCGTCTTTCTTTGATTCTCCTTTAGGAGAAGTTTCTTTCTTTTTTAAATGAGAATCATTATCATCTACATAATCATTATCATATTCATTATCATTATCGGGTTTTGTGGGTTCTTTTGGGTTTCCAAATAACCCAGTGGGTTTTGTGGGTTCTTTGGGTTCTTTTGGGTTTTCACTTTTCGGACGTCCCCCCTTAGAACCATTGCTCTTATTCCTTTCCACAATAGACATATACTTTTCAGTATCCCTGTCTATATCTATCTTTATAAAGTTGAAAGCAATATTTGCCATAGGTTTCAACCCCCGAAGATTTCCCGTTGTCGCATACTCAATTATGCTTTCGTAAATCTCCAGCCTGACATCATCCGGCAAATCCTTGATTGCTTCTCTCCACCCTTTATAAAAGATGAATGAATTTCTTTCCATATTTTAAGGGATTGTACTCCGATTAGTAATAAAACTCACAGACCTTTTGCTTCCTTCAGTTTTTTCGCTTCTTCCTTGTAATGAGTAATCAGCTTTTCTAATTGAAAGTCACTAAATTGCTTAGAAACATTTTTCTTGGCTTCCAGGAGTAGCACATTTCGTTCACCATACTTGGCAACTAGACGTCTGCGATAATCCTGAATATTTCCTTCCATGAAGCGGTTACAATGTGAACATTGAGCATTGCAGTTCATTTCATCAAAGCGAGTACTCATGTGTTGGCGGTTGATGTAATGACCGCAATCTGCTTTATTGAAAGGCTTTATTTTACCACATGAAATACACTGAAAATATCCATTAGGCATCGTATCACGATAACGGATGAATAAACTAAATATTCTGTCTAGTTCATTGACAAGATCAGGTTTCTTCTTGACCTTAACACCTTCTACCTCGAAAAGAGGCTTTTTCTTTTCTTTCTTCTTGTAATTTCTCCACATGATAATTAAAATACTACATTGGTTAATTGACGGCCACGACTCATTATACACCATTTTCCCTTTTCAGGCTGTTCTATGCGTAACTCTTCAACACGCCCAAAGCGCCGGAAATTCCCACTCAAATCAACAACCCAACCCTCTTTACCTTGGCAGGGACGAATGACACGACCGACCATTTGATAATAGAGGGAAAGGGATTTGGTTGGACGTGCAAGAACAACCGTATCAAGCTCCGGGTAATCGAATCCGGTTGTAAGTACGCCGACATTAGCAACAACTTTTATTCTTCCATCTTTAAAACCTTTCAGAATTCGTGCCCTTTCTTCCTTTGGAGTAGAACCGCTAACGATCGCACAATTAGGAATTTCGGAAGCCAGTTTTTCAGCTTCACGAATAAACCTCGTGAATATTAAAATACCTTTGCGTGGTATGCCCGATTTGGGGTTCAACAGACGTTTTGTCCATCCAACTATATCTTTGTATATGTCCACACGTTCAAACTCTTGCAGAAGACTTTTTTCATCGTAATCTGCACCAGTAGAATTAGTCCTGACTCTACTTAAATCCAACTTTGTAATATCATAGTATTTCAAACTTGCGAGAAATCCTTTAGCAAGTAGTTCACTCACCTGACAGTGATAAATAACATCAGTGAAAACCTTTGGCCGGGTACGAGTTATAAATTTAAGTATAGCACCACCTCTTCCTGAACATAATCTGTAAGGAGTCGCTGTCAGCCCAATAACTTTCCTTTGCTCATCTTCAAAGAATTCCTTATACATTCCTTTCTCAGGATTCACTAAATGACATTCATCAATCAGAACGTGCTTGAAATGTTTGAAGAAACTCATGTGTTTCATCACACTACCAATCATAGCGAACGTAATACGATTGATATCCTTTCTTCCGGCAGAAGCTGAATAAACTCCACAATCGAATATGCCGTATGATTGAAGTTTCGCAAAATTTTGTTCGAGTATTTCCTTGCTAGGCTGGAACACTATCAGCGGCCCGTCTATCCGTGCAGCTATATTGGCAATGACAAGGGACTTCCCGGCACCAGTGGGAAGAACTATCACGTAGTTTTTCTTTTCCTTGGATTTAAAAACGCTGACCGCTGCATCACTAGCACTTTTTTGGTAGTCTCTTAACTGGTATGTCATAATTTGATGTGATATTTATGAACTTTCGAATGACAGTCACCACAAAGGGTAACGAGACAATCAAGATGTTCAAGTTCATGACCAACGATTGATTTTCCGTTAACCCTGTATGTTTTGTGGTGAATCTCTAAATTGAAGTCTTTACCGCACATCTGGCATTTATGTCCGTCCCTAATACGAATTTTACGCTTGGCTTCTTCCCAATCTGGATTATTCACAAGCCGCTTCACATAGTTGGACTTCCTGCCTTTTTTGTGCTGCAATCTACTCATCGTCTTCCGGTTCTTCTTCAGGAAGTTTATCAGACAGGTCTTCTTCGAACTTGTCCCCATAATCTTCTGTATCATCAATAGGACGTTCTACTTCAGGATATTCAATACCAAACAAATCAAGCATCGCTTTTCTGTTTCGATCTTCCTGTGCCCAAAGAGAACGTTTGTCCCAATCAGGAATTTTTTCAGCTTTCACAAGCTTAAACTCACCGTTCACCCATGAATAATACAGGAAATATCCATCAAGAGCAAACCGGATCGTATTCTTACTTGAAAGATGATACTCCCTCGTCCCCTTTTTGACCTCGGCAGCCAGGTCTTTAATTTCAGTCTTAATAGAAGCTAACCTGTCTTGTGCATCACTCTTAATTTTCTTCGCACGTTCAATGGCTTCCAACAGTTCACGTTCGCGTTTGGGGACCTCATTCTCTTGCTTGATGCAATACTCTTCACGAATTTCGGAAATCTCAAATTCATCCAGTAAACGTTGTGTCACCTCACTTTCAGGAAATGTAGCATTGAAATGCTCATTCACCAACTTTATCAATTCATCTACATTCGTAGAACCCTGAAATAAAACAGGGGGAAATTTTTCCCGAATAGAATCGGGAACTACAAACTCGATTGTCTCGGGTTCGTAGTTTCTCAAATTTGCAATCATAAATTATAAAAGGATTAATTAGTACCGGTTTTGGTACTCATGAATAAAATCTAAGTAATGCTGGTCTTCAGGCAACGGAAGTGTAATACCAAACTCGGTGGCCGCATCTATTTTCACGCTTTCCATGAAATTATGCATCTCTAAAGTATTAAGTTTACTTGTTCCTCGCACAATAGTTTCCACTTTACCATTCACATGAACCTGTTTCACAAGAAACTTCTTACAATACAAGTCATGTATATCCTGAACTCCAGCAGCAGTGCTCCAATACTCTTCACCTGTGTATTCACGCAAACAGGCACCAATACACTGAAACCATTTCCACATGAGAGCATTTTGATTTAATGTTCTCGGCTGTGTTTTTTTCTTAATGGTTACAGTGTATTCTCCATTACGAAGTGTGCTGCACATGAACTCGAAAGACTTATCCATTTGGATTTTGCCATCTTTCTTCGTCAATGTTGCTTCCATAACCTATCAGAATGGCAAATCGTCCTTGGTCGGTGGTGGCGGTGGCGGGCACTCATTCACCGCACTTCGAGTCTGATTATTGGTGTGTTCCGGAAGAGGTGGCGGTGGTGGCGCTTGTTGAGGCTTAACAGAAAGCATCTCCATATTATCAACAAAAAGTTCTGTAATATACCGTTTAATTCCTCTGCTATCATCATAACTCCGAGTTCTTATCTTTCCTTCCAGATACAACTTGTCTCCCTTATGGACATACTTCTCAACAACATCGGCAAGACCACGCCAAACAACAATATTATGCCATTCAGTTCTTTCAGGAACCTGTGTTCCATTGGCAAGGGTATAACCTTTTTCAGTGGTGGCAAAGGAGAAAGTGGCCACTTTAGAACCAGCTTCCAAAATTCTAATATCGGGGTCTTTGCCAACATGCCCGATAAGCATCAATTTGTTTAAACTCATGATTTATCCTCCCTTATTGTTACACGGATACTATCAGCTTTAGGAACTGTTTTGATATACTTAGAATATAATTCCGGATAGTCAGCCTGAAACTTTTTAGTATCAAAATTGTCACTTGTAGAAGCGGGTGTATAACTAACTCGCAATCTTCCGGCATCCCATGACTTGACACCATTCTCACGCATAGCAGTTTTCAGTTTTGCCTTATAATCTTTCTGAATCTTGGTTAGATCTGCAAGTTCTTCCTCAATTCCGATTATAGTATTTACAAGTTGCATTGGAATAAGTAACTTGTCATCATCAGGGGCAGGAACAGGAAGAATGGATAGATATTGCTCACCCTTCTTCTCGCATTCCATTAATTTCTTGACTTCTTTATCAGACTTACGAGGAATTTCAACCAATTCATGTTTATCACCACGTACCCAAATGCCGAACAATTTATCAACTTTGAGTAATGGATTTTGGAGTTCAAACAGATAAGCATAAATTGACAACTGCCAACTCAAATACTCTTCGTCAAGATGCAGCGTAGTTTTGATGTCACCAAGACAGATTCTACCGGCTTTCTCCCAAACACAATCTATATTCGATGCAAAGTATTCGTTATCAGAGACGGTGTATTCATTGGCAAACGCCTTATATCCGGCATTTATCCTCATTCTGATGTAATTCTCTGCTTCAATACTTTCAGGCGGTAAACTTGTTGCATCAGCAAACTGGCATTGAGCATGAATAAGGCTACCCTTCTCAGCAGCTCTCTTCAACACAAAATCCGGGACATCTTTATATTTGTCAGGGAACAACTGCCGGCTAATCATACCGGTTATACCTTGCAACTGTTTGTCACCGAGCATATAAGTGTGGTTTTCCTCATTAAAAACCACACTGGATTTCACTAATTCTATCATTATTATCAATTTCTAGGAGGATACGTTTTCTGCATGTCAATAGTTATGTTTCTGAACTCCTTATTATTGTGAAGTTCAGGATGTTCAGCCCAAACTCTCTCAAGCTCTTCGCGGCTTTTAACACCAGTCATTTGTTTAATTGCACGATCCAGGTCTACACCAGTATATACTTTGCCCGAAGCGTTTGAAGCAGAAACATTGGGAGCATATACTTTTTCCTTTGTATTACCATAAGCAAAACGAACACGGTTTTTATTGTCCACAATAACAAGTAGAATAATCTCCTTTTGCTCGTTATAGCCAATCTCTTTCACACTGAATTTGGTATATAGAGCAAAAGAACCTGTTTTGCTCTGATATACTTCATTTTTCTCAAGTGGAATCCAAATGAAAGGACCCGTATAAAGTTCACGCCCAATTCCCCAGTTAAATCCTGCACGTTTAAAGGCATCCGAAGCCTGCCCTTTCTCTTTTTCTGTACTGGATTCTGTCCCAACATCCTGTTTACTCACCCATTCCTTCTTTTCATTATCCCAAATGGACAACGTGCAGAATAGATTCCCATTAACGACATCATGGTGCCGTTTCCAGTTCATTTCTCCGAACACTTCATCAAGTATTCTCATGTCTACTCGAGCATCCTTGTATAATAGCAAGGAGCAGCCCGAACCGTCCGGTTTCATAGTACCAACCCTACATTCAATTTCAGAAGCTAGAAGCGGTCTGATAGAGTTTTTTTTCTTCTCTTCATTCTGAACCGTTGATACAGTGTTTTTTCTCGCTGTCATAATTCTAATTTAATGGTTTGACTTTTAGTTTATTACATCAGTAAAGGTAATCGTTATTGACAAGTTTAGCAAACAGAAACTTCGCCTTTTTAACGCCATTTTCAGGTAGTAAAAACTGCCTGTACAATATCGTACAGGCAAAAAAATAAGAATAATCCAATGTACCTTATGGAACGGCTACGCTTGAAGGGTGTACGGCTCCCTGATTTATACATAATGTAAATGCTAGTGGACGGAACCGGAGTCGAACCGGTCTCACGGAATATTGGTGCACCTCACCGCAGTTTCAACCAACGATATACATATCCGCCCGATTAATTAAAAAGGTGCACTATCTTCACAGACCGTACACCCCAATCACAAACACAAAACAAAACTCATGAACTACTATAATTTAATAGGATCAAAAGGGTGAATGGCGTGGGGCTCGAACCCACATCACGCATATCTGCGTATGCTGCCAATTACACCAGCCATCCGTTTCAAGTGAACTATTCTCACGAACCATTCACCTAGAACACAAACACAAAATAAAACACGACATTAACTATTAATTAAATAGCACTCTCACGAGCTTCTTGCTTCCGGATAGCCGTTCAAAGCACACCGGAATAGTATAGAACAATTAAAACTCAAATAACAGGGGCTTTAACCCTACAGCGTCCTTTTCGCTGGCAACATTAGTTAAACATAAAAAGAAAAATTCTCTGTGAAGGAACCCGGACTCGAACCGGGATGATAGATTACCTATGTATGACTTTCTTCAATCTATCTGCATACTTGCGTTTACCAATTCCGCCATTCCTTCAGGTCGTAGCCAGACGCTTCCGGCTACATTGATTGTATATATAATGCAAATATATTTTCACCCTCACGGGTTACTTAACTCTGATTGAGTTGAGCCGGGAAACGGATTCGAACCGCTGACCTCATGTGGAAACATGCGCTCTAACCAACTGGGCTATCCCGGCAGATGCCCGGAGAACCGGGCTAATTGGCAAATACTAAAATTAAGCAATGTTGACCTTCACAGGCTATTTTTATTTTGTTTCTTATCTTCATAGATAAATCTAGTAACCAATAGTACAACGACTACGAAGAATATGATATATGACCAAGCGATATCACTTCTTGTAGCTTCGATTCCCCCACCTATATACATAGCTACCAATAAGGCAACCACTGTAAAAATGTTATGAACGATTTTCAATGTTTTCATTTCTTCCGTTTTTTACGTTTGACTTTCTTAGCGCATCGGCAATGAAGTAATACCTGAGCAGCATTACAGTGCCATTTACCATTTTGAGCATTTACAGGCTTATCACTTTCAATCTTACCCGCTTCTATAAGATTCATCAATTTCTTTTCCCCACCTACATAATATGCAGACTTATCTTTTCCGAATGTCTCTGTAGAAAACAGACGGAGAATATTATCTAGCAATATTTCAGCCATTTCACCTCTAATCATCTCAACAAACAAGGTAGTTACGCAATTCTAGTTACTATAAACTGCATATTTTTTACGTCTGACTTTGTTTTCCAAACCATTCCTTCAGCTTTTTCTTTATAAAGCCGAGCATTTAAAGTGTAAGTAACAGACGTTTTTTGAATGATAGGAAATACTTCTATTGCACCAACGTCCATGTTTCGCAAAACATTGATTATACTGCGTCTTTCTATTTCTTTTTCCATACTGATTAATTTTAAAATAAAAGCTCCCCCGAACCAATTCGATCGGCAGCATCACGCTTTATTCGGAGGATTTACTTAACTTTGGGGTGTAAAATCAAAAATTAAGTGAAGAAATTCATTCATTATCTCTCTTTTTATCTCGATTAAACCCGACTTTACAATCTGCATAATCCCCAAAAGCTTTCTGTATCATAGCAGGAAGCTTTTCGGCTACTATTTTAGCTGATTTTATCGGCATATTCTCTACATGCAATGAGAATGTGGCATCTTCCAAATTCTCATTCCTATCGTTTTTAATTGTTACTTGAATCATGTGATTATTAATTAGTTAATAATTTTCCCGTTCCAAGATTATTCGCTAATAAAAAAGGAACGGGGGATTTTCTTATTTTTGAAGTGTCAAATCAAAAAACAAGAAAAATATGAATAATGAAGAAAAAGTAGTTTCATACTACAAAGAAACTTTAGAGAAAAAAATCGAATGGACTTTCAGACTCCAAAGCACTCTGTTGACTGTTGCATCTGCTACTTTTGCTGTACTTGTTTCTTTAAGCAATCTTTCAACCAACAACGCTTGCAGTCGAATTTTACTATTGGTGGTAATATGTTCAAACGCACTATCCATCCTTTTTTCGTGTATAACCATATACGAGAATCGAGCAATGAGCAACGTGATGATACGCAACGCTCAAAAACGGGTAGAAGAATATATCCTCTATAGCTTATACAATTCCAAAATGACCGTAACGCCAGCCGTACCACGCAATAAAATCTTCGCAATTTGTGAGTCAATTTCCTACATTTCATTTCTATTCTTTATTATTAGTTTAACAGCCTATGCAATTTATAAGATATACACGCAGTTGTAACGTCAATTAAACACTGAAGTGATGAACGGATTCGAACCGCCGACCTCATGTAGAAACATGCGCTCTAACCAACTAAGCTACATCACCTTTATATACATAAAGCAAATACCTCGATTTGCCGACAAACGTCTAACTGATTTAGTTTTACAACGATACGGCTTGACCATTAACCACAGCATTATATCGTTGAGAAGCCCGCCTACGTCAGTAATCCCTTTCGGCATGTGTCGGCTTCCAAAACACCATTTTACCAATATGTCAAAGAACTCTTCTCTGTTGTTCCCAGTCTCCCTTCAAGGGCAGGCTCAAAGACCGGACTGGGTACCGGATAACCGGCGGTTTGGTTTGACTTTAGTGAGGGTTAGAGAATACTTTGGTTGTTCTTCAAAACTATGTCCATTAAGTTTCGTTGCGATTCAATAAATTTCTTCAAATCATCACATTGGGAAACTTTCTCTCTATAAAATCCACGTTCTGATTCTAAATCTCGTTTGAGTTTTTCATTCTCACCTCTCAAAGAGCTGATCAACGCGTCTCGTTCTTCAATCACAGCTTCATATTTGTCTCGCTGTATTTCTAGTTCGGTTCTTTTATCCATTGTTGTATAATTTGATTAATCTCCAACGTAATGTGCACCGTAATGAGTACTATTTGAGTTGTAGTAAGCAGAAGCGGGAATACTGAGGTTATTGTATCCCTCATGTCTTGTAGCTTTAGCCGCTTTGTTCATTACCTCGTTTCTTTCTGATAAGAATTTATCCGTTCTTGCTTTCATGGCTTCCTGTGAGAAATTTTCTTGAAGTTTAGCAAGTCTCCAAGTAGCTTTCAGAACCTCTCCAAAAGTTTTTCCCTGCTTCTTGCCTGAATACTTATAGGTTCTATGAGCATTTCTCATTATTTCGGATAAATCAAATCGTTTCATGTCTGTCACATTTATAGAGTTTCACATTTGTTTTATCAATCAATTTTTGTATGTTTGTATGATTGATTGATTTATGATGCAAATATATTGCTATTTGACGATATTGCAAATCGAAATAACATTTTTATATCGCCATATGACAATATTTAACTTTTTAAGCAAGCTTATGGATACGTTAATAGACCGAATTAAAATGATTATTGAAGCAAAAGGATATTCCCCAAGAGCCTTTGCGATAGCAATAGGATTCAATTATTCAACTCTGAATAATTATTTAACAGGAAGAAGAAGCACAATAGATTCAGAACTCATCGAGAAAGCACTCACGTCATTTGACGACATTTCCGCAGAGTGGTTATTACGAGGCAAAGGTGACATACTCATTCAAAAAGAAGAAACAGAACCAGGAATGGACAAATTGAAAAGTATTGTATATACCATAGCCAATTTGCAGGATGAAATCAATGAGAAGACAGTGCTTACCCAACGGCTTTTGGAAGAAAACCAAAAATTAAAGGGTGAACTGGCTATGTTGAAGAATGAAAGAAATATCGGATAAGCTATGAAAAGGACATATTATACTATAGTACTCAAAATAGCATTTGTAATCACTTACTTTATAGTACTGTTTAACTATCCAATAACAACAGTTATTATAAGCTTGATTCTTATTGCACTATACTATAACATAATGTCTGATTCAAGCCAAACTGACAGACCGGATAAGTGGGTAGATGGATATACAAAAAAGGATGGAACCTATGTAAACGGTCACTGGAAAAGAAAAAGAAATAAATACTAAATGAAGAAAATCACATTAGTTTCATTTGCATTGTAAATTAATAAAATAAACCTCATCATTATCAAAAACAGCAGTTCTTAGCATACCTTTAGAACTCTAAAAACACTGAATAATCACATATAAATAATCAATATTATGGAGCAGACAAAAGAAAGTAAAAGAATCATTGGCGGAAAAATGTATGTTATAAACATCAAGTCTAGATACGAACAAACGCCACAAAAATATGTTAAATTATTTGAGCAACTATATGCTAAAGATCCCCTCATATTATTACATAGTAATAGATATATCAGTATAAAACAGCTTCTTAAAAGCGAATATTTAGAGGATGACGGTACCCCAAGAATGCTATTAATCAAATTAATTTCATATGATATTCTTAATCCAGATGCTTTTTATGATAAAAAAACGAAAACACAGGTAAAGATTGACATTAATCCTGATATTGTTGCTAACCTAAAAGAGGTAGAGCTATATTTTATCCCTAAAGTGCACCGATTAATAGTCAGCATAAGCTCTAAAATCGGTATAAATCAAGTGATGAAATATCTTACCCATAGTTTTGCAGAAACAGCTAGTAATGGAGCTGTTGATATTAATATAGAGAAAAGTAGAGATATCATCACAAGAGTTTTAAACGCACATAAAATATTTTTAATTGATGCAGATATAACTTTTTCAAATAAAGATTTTACAGAAGGATTTATTGCAAAGTTTGACAAAAAAATAAAAGATGCAAGACCAAGAAATGTTAAATTCAAAATGGAAGGAACAGACGAAGAACCTCTTAAAAAAGAAGAAGATGGAATAATCGAAGCAATAGTCAACATGTCACGTAGTAACGGTACAATGATAGCTAGAGTACAAGAAAAAGAAAATGGAAAACCGATCAAGATTGATACAAAAGATTATCCTATGAGAATAGAAATTAAAGATACAGAAAAAAATTATTTTAATAAGATATACACAGAATTATGTAGTATATTTGGGCATAATCAATAACTAGAATCATGAATGCTAAAGATGAATTTGGATGGAGAAGTATTTTTAAAGTATATACTAGTAAAGATATTTTAAAAGATTCTTTAGTACCAATACTTCTCTCTATTTCGATGATTATTATAGGAAACTTTAGTGATATCCCATCATATCAGTCATTAAGTACAATCATAGACTTATGTATTGGAATTATCCCTACCATTGTCTCACTCGTATTAGCTGCATATGCCATTTTATTATCTATATATTGCTCTAATCTACTAAATGATTTAAAAGATGATGAAGGAATAAAACTACTCTCTGGACTAAATTCCTCATTTGTAGTATGTATGATTATTATGTTTATTGGTATTTTTTTTAGTATTATATTTAAATATATACATAGTCTAAACATCCAATTTTTATATAGCGATTATGTTAATAATACAGCATCATTCTTGTTACTTTACCTTCTATTATATTCTATATGGTCCATGAAGGATATAGTTATAAACATATATAATTTAAGCAAGGCTGCATTACTTTCTTAAAATACAGTTCTGTTCAAAGAAAATGTGGAAAAAAGTAATCATATTCTCTTCTTCCATTCCCATGGTTTGGGAGAAGAAATATAGTCGACAGGAATTCCTTTTTCGGATAAGATCCTTTGCAAATGCCAAACAAGTGCTTCATCAGTAACATTTTTTTTCGCCTGTAAGGTATCTTATTTGATAAACGATTCCTTCCAAGGAGGCTTTTGAAATAGGCTTTATTCTCTTGAACATACGATAATCAATTTTAGTGATGCGCAAATATAATATTTAAAGTAATATAAAATATGAAACTCAAAAATCTTGATAGTACATAAAACATCAAATGGTCGAATTATGGTCGAACCATAAAAAAAAGCAGGACTATATAATTGATATACAGAATATACAACTAGATTTCCAAAAATGTGTCTAGTTTAGTTTTTGTGTTAATAGCTCCCTCGTCGGCGGACGAACTAGGGAGC